CAGCGTGCCTACACGGATTCAATCCTGCGTGCGATACGGGAGTCTAATTGATGGCTAAGAAGTGGATCCAGAAGGCAATCAAGAAGCCTGGAGCCCTTCGCTCGTCCCTTGGCGTTAAAAAGGGGAAGAATATCCCCGCTAAGAAACTAGCCGCAGCAGCTAAGAAGGGTGGGAAGCTCGGACAGAGAGCGCGTCTTGCCCAGACATTGGGGAAGATGAGAAAGAAGTAGATGGCAATCAGCGAAACCTACACGTTTAATCCCGACATCTCCGAGATTGTGGAGGAGGCATACGAGCGTGCTGGTTTAGAGATGAGGACCGGCTACGACATCAGAACGGCCAGACGCTCCCTGAATATTCTCACATTGGAGTGGCAAAACAGGGGGCTCAACCTCTGGACAATTGACGAGGTTACTTGGGACTCCGTTGGGAATGGAAGTGGAACTACCACGCTTACGAAGGGGACTGCCACATATAACCTTCGTTCCGGCACGATCTCCCTTCTAGACGCGATCCTAAGGACCAATGATGGCGAGTTGAATCAGCAGGCTGACTACCGGCTGAATCGTATATCGCAGCCGACCTACTCGACCATCCCGAATAAGCTCACCCAGGCTCGTCCCCTCCAGTATTACATGGACCGCAAGGAGATACTCGGAGCGGGGGATGGTGGCGTTGACCAATATGACACCATCACACTGTGGCCCGTCCCGGACGAGAGCCTGAAGTACACCTTGATTTACTGGCGCATGAGACGCATCGCTGACGCCGGTAACCCTGCCTCCAATACGATGCAGATCCCCTCCAGGTTCATCCCGGCTCTCATCTCCGGGCTTGCCTATTACATCGCCATGAAGAAGCCCGAAGCACAGGGCAGGTTGCCTTTCCTGAAAGAAGTCTATGAAGAGGACTTCAGGACGGCAGCCGATGAAGATCGCGTTAAAGCATCGGTGCGGTTTGTACCGCAGATACCCTGGTACTAGATGTCGTCTGCGCCCTTCGCAGTAGGCTCAAAGGCTCTAGGGATATGCGACAGGTGCGGGTTTGAGTATCTCCTAAAGACACTCAAAGACGAGGTAGTTGATCTTAACCAGACTGGTCTCCTTGTTTGCGAAGAGTGCTTTGACCGAGACCAGCCACAACTCCAGGTAGGGAGGTGGCCTGTGGATGATCCCCAGGCTCTCAGGAATCCCCGTCCAGATACGGGGACAGAGGGAAGCCGGCGGATAGCGATTGTTGATTACAGCTTTGTTACGTCACCGGATAACCCGGATGGGACAGAGTATTTCGTCAGTTCCTCTATGACGCTGGCATCGTCGGCTGACGGAACCATGACTGCTATTGGATCTACCACTGAGAGGGACCCGGATATTCCCAGGACTGATCAAGTGGTAGGTTCACGGGCTGTCCAGTCAGTGGACCTTTCCTCTCTCCAGGAGACTGATTATTTCGACGGGACCCAGTTCGCGTATGTGAGGATGAAGATTCGCCTCACGACAGCCTGGGTTGGGACCGCAGCGGCAACCGGATGGTTGGGCAAGCTCTACTGGAACACCGTTGGGAATGACGCCTTCGATGAAGCCAAGTCTGCGACTGTATCCGAACCCGGATGGGTTGCTGGGGATGGCGTTTACCACATATTGGAATGGAATCTTTCAAGTGATTCCGATTGGACTGGGAATATTGACAAGTTGAAGTTCCTGTTCAACTCCAACGGTGTGGACTGGACAACGGCTGGTGCCTACGAGATTGATTACATACGAGTAGAAAGTACATAATGCCTAAAGTTGGAAGCAAGCACTTTTCATACGATGCCGAGGGACTCGCGAAGGCCCAGGCTGAGGCAGCCAGAACGGGTACGCCCGTAGAGCATAGCCAGCGGTACCACGTTGGTGGCCTGCTGAATCTTTCGAGTAAGAAGAATAGGGATAGGACTAGAGGAGTCGGGAAGGCCAAGAGGGGCCTTACTCACGTTAAGGTATGAACTACAGCGAACTCAGTACAGCCATCCAGGATTATTGCCAGAACTCGGAAACGACTTTTGTCAACCACATCAATGACTTCATCATTGCTGCTGAAGACAAAATATTCATGGCTGTTTCCATGCCTGCTTTTTGGAAGAGCGACTCAACCAATGTGACTACGAGTGGCAGGGCGGAATACCAAGTGGCCCCTGGCGTGGTGGATATTTTCTCTGCCCGGGTCGGGGAGACTGCTGTTGTTTTGGCTTCGGCGACTTCAGGGCCAGAGGTTGTTGAGGATGGTCCGGTCAGGTACCTGCTTCGTAAGGATTACGACTTCCTTCTTGAGGCGTATCCCGGTACCACTTCCGGGGTTACGTCTGGCATCCCCAAGTATTATGCGGTCTCCAGTGCGAGCCCCGGGAAGGTAGTATTTACATCGACTGGTGCGGGGAATGAAACCACCAGCGGGTCAACAACAGTTAGCTTTGGGGCTATCGGGTACGGACTCGTAAAACCCTATTGGGATGCTAATCCGGCTATCGAGGTCGTTGGCCCTGGTATTCCTGCTGGTACAACGATTGATTCGTTTGACGTGTCTCCAAATGTAACTATTTCAAATCCCGCAACGGCAACATCTTCCACGCCAACGGCGATTAGGTTTGATTTTGTGTCTTCCCTTGGTTCGGGGGTGGATCCGGTTATGACGATAAGGCTGGGTCCGATACCGGATGCCGTGTATCCGATGACGGTTGATTACTACGGTAAGACTTCCACTGACTCGATCACGTCCGGTTCGACTCCAGGTGCCCCGCTGACGACGAATACGTGGCTATCGGTCACTGCTCCAGACACGCTCCTATATGGTGCGTTATCCCAGGCTTATACTTTCATGAAGGGTGAGCCCGATATAATCCAGAACTATGAACTGAAGTTTAACGAGGGGCTCATGCTCCTCAAGAACATGGGCGAAGGCCGGCAGGCTTCCGATGCTTTCGTTTCCGGGCCTCCCACCATGCAGGCCCGTTAGGACTTATCAATGGCTTCAACTTATTCAACTGATTACCAGATCGCACTGATGACGACCGGCACGGAGGCCGGTTCCTGGGGTGGTATCACCAATGACAACCTAGAGAAGGTAGGCAATAGCGTCGGCGGAAGCGTTGTAGTCAATGTTACAACCCCTCCTACTGGTGGTAGCTGGGATGGTGGTACCTATGTAATGAACTGGGTTACGGAGAATACTTCTGCCAAGGGCACCTCCGGCACATCCCCAGTTGGTTCTGGGCGTGCAAGGTTTGTTGTTTTTGCCGATAGCGGAGCGATGGGAGACGACATAACAGTAAATATATGTGGGAATACATCAAGTGATAAGCCAGAGAGGGTTTTCTTCGCCAAGAATAGCCTGTCCGCTAGCCGCTCGATCACTTTCAAGCTGGCTGGGTCTGGTTCGTATGTTCTCGCAAACGGCAAGACCGCTCTCCTTTTTACGAATTCCGTTGCCAAAGGCACTGGCGACGAGATTGCAGCCGACACTGTTGCGAACATCCTAGACGCCCTCCAGGTCACGTCATTGACTTTGCAGAATGGCGAGACGATATCAAATGCAGTGGACGGTACTGTCGCCATTGATGGTGCGACTCTTAAAGTGGGCACTGGTGCCGCCACAGCAACAGTTAGATCAAGCGGGCCTTGGGATCTTGAATTGCTGGCAGGCGATTCCGACTTTGCAAAGATTGTAGTTGCCGATGCAGTCAACGGTAGCATTAGCCTTGAACCCGATGGTGCGGGCGTGGTTTCTGTTGTTGGCACCTTGGATGTAACTGGTGCTGGTGGAATCATCCTCTCAAATGATGAGACCATTACCAACGCCGTAGACGGTACGATTGTCCTTAGTGGGGCTGTCACCAGTACCGGTGCAGTTCAGGGCACTAGCCTTAAAGATGGGACCATGACGATCTCGTCTGGGAACATGACAGCGGTTGGAACAATTGGTTCCGGTGCCATTACCAGTACTTCTTCCATTACCAGCACTTCCCTGGATGCTACCGCAGGAACGATTGAGACAACTGGTGCGGTCAATGGCGGGACCGTAACCGCTACGACAATCGCAACCGCAGCTGATGTTTCCATAACTGGAACCGATGGCTATATCGCTTTCGACACGATAGAGGCCACCCCTGCTGATGGCTATGGCATTAGGGACCTTGCTGGAAAGGTTCAGGTCAAGAGTAACGGTGGAAATTGGGGCGGTATTTACAGTGCCAATCAGGCAAGCGGGGATGGGACTTATTTCAAGTCAGCAGCCCAGACTAGCGATGCAGCTGATAATGCATCTATTGCCCATGGACTAGGAGCAGTTCCTCGGATTGTTCGTTGTACTTTACAGTGTACGTCCACCGATGCAGGATATGCCGTGGGTGATGTTGTTCAGGTCGGAGGAGAGGCTAACACGGCGGGACATAGAGGTATTTGTTTTGGTTCCAATTCCACGTATGTATTTTACGTGATTGGAAGCGGAGGGTGGTTAATATTGAATAAAACGGATGGTAGTTCAGATGTTATCGTTCCCGCTAAGTGGGATATCTATCTTGAGGCTTGGCTGTGAATGTTTAAGCGGCTCAATCTACCGCCTGGAATAAACCGAGAATCGACTGAGTATTCAGCCGAAGGCACTTGGTTTGATTCCAACAATATTCGATTTAGGGGGATGTACCCCGAGTGTATTGGCGGCTGGGAGCAAGAGGGTACCTTCACGCTGGATGGTATCGGGAGAGAGATATTCTCCTGGTCCACGTATTCTGGGTATCAGTATATCTGCGTAGCGACTAGCTGGAAGTTCTACGTAATCCATGCGTGTGTTGCGTATGACATTACGCCGCTGCGTAAGACTTCCGACAAGATCAATGGGGGTGCGCTACATCCATTCGCATTCACGGATGGCTCCTCGACATTGGTGGTAACCGATACGGATCACGGTGCACAAGCCGGGGACTTTGTGACTTTTAGCGATGTTGCCGCCTCCAGTCCATTTACGACTGAAGTCATGAACAAGGAATACCAGATAGGTGTAATCCTAAGCGCGAACACATACAACTTCACCGCTACAGATTCCTCTGGTACACCGGTTGTTGGATCTGGTTCGGGTTCGTTTGGTGGCAATGTCGGGATTGCGAAGTACCAAATCAGCATAGGCAACAGTGCCCCGGTATCGGGTAGTGGTTGGGGGCTTGCGGACTGGGGTGGTTTGTCTCCGAGTCGAGAATGGGGCGATCCCGCCGACCTATCTGTTGTGATCTCGGATGGTATTCGCCTTTGTTACGTAGATAATTATGGCGAAGACCTGATGATCGCCAACAAGAATGGTGAAATATATTACTGGGATGTGAGCAGTGCTACGACCGTATCTACTGGGATACCCAAGTCTGATGGAACCGAAAGGGCGCTTCCCATTGATAACGACTCCGCTTTCACTGGAAATTCCGGTACTCCAGAGGTTATCGGTAGCTTCCTGGTATCCGACAGGGATGGCCACGTCGTAGCGTTCCAGTGTAATGACATTGGGGCTAGTGCCAAGAACAGTCTCCTTGTTCGGTGGTCGGACCAGAACAATCCCTTCGATTGGACCCCTAGCGCCACCAATACTTCAGGCGGTCAGATCCTTAGGATTGGTTCCAGGATTGTCGGTGGCTTGGTTGGTCGCGAGGAGATCCTGGTCTGGACAGATTCGGCCATGTACTCCATGCGGTACGTGGGCTACCCGGCGATGTTTTCATTCTCTGTGGTTAGTGGGAATGTGAGAATAATCTCATCCCGTTCCGCTGTGAATGTTTCTAGTATGATTTTCTTCATGGGAGACGATGGCTTCTATTCGTATGCTGGATCACTTGCGCCCCTTGCATCGACTGTAGAGAAGTATGTGTTCGATGATATCAATATGGATGAGAGCGAAAAGATTTTCGCGGGTGCGAACTCTGTCTTCAATGAGGTGTTCTGGATCTATCCATCGATTGGTTCGATAGAGCCCGATAAGTATGTGCTTTACAACTACCTGGATCAAGTATGGTCTATTGGCAATTTCGACATGAGTTCGTTGTACCTGGAATCCACGAGTACATCTTCCTACAACAGGACATCATGGATGGATGCCTCGATATTCGGTAACCCGATGGCAACCTACGTACACCAGTGGGACAGCACCACTACGCCCTCCACCCAGAAGACGGCTGTGATGATGCAGGAGATGGGAAGCTCTGCACAGGGTGGCGACATGAATAGCTTCGTTGAGTCGGGCGACATGGAGATATCCGAGGGAGACCGGTACGCGCTTTTGAATAGGATCTTCCCGGACGTGAAGTTTTTCGATATAGCTGAATCCGCAGCCGATCCGTCCCTTTCCATTTCTGTATCCGCCAAGGATTTTCCCGGGTCGGCCCAGTCCAGCATATCGACTGTTGATGTAAAGCACTCTGTTGGCACCGGATTAAATGGAGTGGGCTCTGTCCCTCCCTCCGGGAACGCAACGGCGATACGTGGGCGTGGTAGGGCGATGTCGGTGAAGTTTTCGAGTGATGCCTCCAATTACAAATGGCGACTCGGTGATACCCGTATCGATATGAGACCCGACGGTAGGCGCTGATGGCTGGAGTCCCGAGAGCTTGGGTTAGGCCGCTCCAGGTTCCGGGTCGAGACTATTCCTCTAACGAGGAAATGAGGTTTCGGCGGGAACTGGAGGACTATCTACTTTCCGTATCTGCCGGGATAGAACAGGCTAAGACCCGTTCCGATAGTATTTCGTCAGAGGCCACTAAGAGAAGCCTGCTCGCGAGCCTTCCCACTGGTCAGACCGAGATTGGGTATGAGGTATCTTCATACTACAGCGCCTCAAAGACACTCGAATCCGGCGCGACGACGGTGGACACAAATGGTGTGACTTGGGCAACAAAGCCGACTACGTGGACTGCTAATCTTTCTAGCTTATGGGCAGAGGATGGGACCACTGGCGACATAGAGTACACGGGAACGGGGGCCCGGAAATTCTATGTGTCCTGGGGGCTGACGCTGGATTATTACACGACTGGTAGTGTGTACGGTCAACTAACAACTATAACCGGGAAGATCGAGAAAACTCCAGACGGTGGTGCTGCCGCAGACGTTGCCGGTTCGATCCGCGAATCGGGTGGCCGACTCCAGTACCTCACTGCCTTTGGTGCGTACTTCTTTCTGTCGAACGTCTCCGGTTCGGCGATTGTCAGCGTGGCAACCGGCGATAAGCTGAGCTTTCGGTATGGATTCGCTAATCCCTACAATGTTACAACAACCTTCACTGCAACCCTTGTTGCGTCTACCACTAGCGGCGGATATGCAGGGACAACAAAGGGAGCGACTTTCAACATAATCCCAGCGGAGTTTGCGGAATGAGTTGTGAGTTTAGCGACATACTTGTTTTGTCTATGGCTACAGATTGGTACCTGAAGCTTGATGTGGCAAGGGATTCCCTCAGTCCAGAAGAGATTATTCAGATGGAGGAGATAGGTGTGATGCTTGAGGAGATAGGTCCCTTATCTGTGGGCGACGAGATACATGCAATCTATGAAGCCGTAAAAGAAATCAGGGATAGGCACTAATGGCAGATCGATTCGCAATCCTTGGGCAGGCTTTCCCGACTGGGGTTTGGTCTGCACCCGAGACAAATGAGGTAGAACTGTATCAAGTCCCCCTTGTTGCGGAGGGAACCGTCGGGTCTGAGCCGAAGTCTGTAGCATTCCAGACCCAGACTATTGTTTCTTCTATAATTGTATGCAGTCAGGCTACGGTGAATCCGATTGGTTTCTATGTGAGATTAAGAAAATATGATTTCAGTGCCGGTGCCCTTGAGCCACTGGTTCCCCCTATATCTAATAAGCAGTTTCTTTTTCATAATACGGATGTGGGACCCAATAAGACCCAGATACTTTCAGTGGCATTAACACTGTCGCCCGGAGATAAGATCAGTGTCGGTACCGAGACTGGTAGCAAGCTGTCTTTTACAGCTATGGGAATAGAGGTTACTTAGATGGCAAGAGAATACGAAGGAATAGCCAGGGCACTAGCATCCAAGGGTCGTTACGGCGACTCGATGCTGATGCACGTTACGCCGGGAGAAGTCGAAGCACTCCAAAGGGCTGTCCCGGGTGGAATTACGATCAACCCGGATACGGGTCAGCCTGAAGCGTTTATCGCAGAGATTCTTGCTGCACTTGGGATTGGTCTCGGAACAACCGCCACTGCCGCAGCCCCAGTAATTCCGTTTGCGGCCACTGTAATCCCGACCGCCGCAGAGCTTACGGCTGCTGGTCTTTCCACAGCGGCTGCTGCTGCCCCCGTCATACCCCCCACCATAGTTCCTTTTGCGGCTGGGTATGTCCCGACCGCCGCAGAGCTTGCGGCTGCGAATCTTGGACCGGTTGCCGCAGAAGGCGCTACGGCGGGTGCGGAGATTGTCGCTTCCGGGTTGCCTGAAGGCATGGAATTAGCCACCGTCGAAGAAGCGTTAGGTGAGGGGCTCCAGCTTGCTTCAAACTTTGAGGAGATGCCGGCATGGGTACAGAGTGCTCTGGATGCACAACCAGCCATGGAACTCCCGCTTCAGGGTTCTCCAGGACTGGTGGCAGGCCCGGAAGGAGTAACGACAGCAGGGCTTCATGGGGGGGGAGTTGGTGGACAATCTATAGGATCTGGCGTAGTGCCAGAGGCCGCTCAAACCTTCGGAGAGACGCTTAATACTGTGCTTTCCGAGGGTTTGCAGAAATTCGGTACTTTTGCGGGTGATGTAGGGGGTGGCATAGCCGAGCTTCCTGCCAAGTTCGCGAAGCTTCCGTTGGAAAAGCAGATTATGGCAGGCAGCCTAGCGGCTGGTGCAGGAACGATGATTGCTGAGGAAGTGGCTGGTGATGAGGGTCCCCCCGAAGGATGGGGCGATGACGAGGATCCGGGTCCCTCTAGCTACGCTGGCCCTGCCTCCTGGAGTGGGGATATTACTGGGGATCCGTCCGGTCCCGCACCTTGGGCCGGAGATATCACTGGCGAGGCAAGCCCTCCCTTTTCTCCGGCGGGTGGCGGATTAATCTCGCCTGGATTTGACCCCTCAGCTTCTCCGTATGTCCAATCTGGCGATTATCGCATCCCAGAACTCGGTACTGAGGCTCCGCTACTCGGATCACCTGACCAATCAGGATACGAGTCCCCTCCCGGTGTTTACGAAACTGGAGGAGAGGGACTTGGTGCCCTGGCTGAGGCAGTCGAGCCCCTAGGTGGCGGCATTGCTGAAGGGATGCCGGAAGGGATGGACATTGGTGAGGTCATGGCTGGCTTTGAGGAGTTGAAGTCTGGTCTTCCGGCCATGTCCGACATCACTATCGAGGAGTACATCGCCATGCTCAACCAGCAGGGATACGGGGGCCTAGCGTATGGCTAATGCGGCTTCGATAATTTCTAGTTGGGAGAACAACCCCAATTACATGAGGTCCAGAGAGGGCTATCCGGGTCTTGGGGAGATTTCCTACCCCAGCTTGCCAGCCCCGGGAAGTGGTCTGGTTAGTTCCGAGATTCCCCAGGGTGACCCGGTGGCGGGCATTGATAGGAATGATCCTTTCGGTTCTAGTAGTCAGGGTGGTTACAGCCCCTATCAGGCTAGAAATATTTCCACTGCACAGGGTCCCGCCGGCTGGACTCCGAATACGATTCCGGGGCCAGGGATATCACTGGCCGGTGCGAGCAATGTTTCTACGAACCAGGACCCTCTAGCTGGAATTTCCAGAAGTGATCCCTTTCGTAAGAGTGATCCTGGGGTCCAGGTGTCGTGGGAAACTTATCTAAAGTACAAGGATACTGATCCGTCGGATTTCTCCACCTACACGCCTGCCGGCTATGGTACGGGGCAAAGCTCCTGGGGTAATTACTACGACACCGAAACCGATCCGAGCGGTGAGCTTCTGAAGCTGAACCCTGTATTCAGCCCCATCAAGAACGCTGGTAAGGAGTGGGGAAATCCGGCATGGACCAGGGCGAAGCTCGATGCTCAGATCAAGAGCGGAATGACTCCATCCGGGTGGGGAATGACCCCGACTGGGCTTGACCAGGGTAAGGTTGATAACTTCGACTGGACCTACTACGTGAATACGAACCCCGACCTACTGGGTGCCGGTATCGATACTGAGACGGAAGCCCTGAGGCATTATATTTTGCACGGGTACGGTGAGGGCCGAGTCGGGGGTGCCCCCGAAGGAACCGAGAGATACTTACCGGGCAATGCGGTTGGCGGGATAATCCCTGCACCGACTGGAGAGAATGAGATGATCGAAGGTGAAGAGCTAGGGCTGTTCTCAAAGACGCGAGAAATCGTGGCCCAAAGGCTGTCGGGTGCTCCCCTCTCTCCAGAGGCTGAGGTGGAGACCGCAGGGATTATTGATGAGTTCATAGCTGCATTTGGTGAGGAAGCCTTGGCACTTCTTATCCAGGAAGTAGCTTCCGGCGAGGCTGAGGAAGAGATTGTAGATGCCGGCATGGGTGCTCTTCCGGGGCTCCAAGCTGAAGCCTCTGGAATCATGGCTGATCCGGCTGGGATGCCGATGGCCCCCCAGGGAATGGCAGAGATCCCGTTGCCTCCTGGACTAGCGGCTGGTGGTCTGGTTAATGGCAGAGGGGATGGCGTTTCAGACAGTGTAATGGCCAACATTGAAGGCAGAGAACCTGTCCTTTTGTCTCGGGACGAAGTGGTGATTCCTGCCGATGCTGTGAGTAGCCTCGGCAATGGAAGCTCCCAGGCTGGAGCACAGGAATTGATGGAGATGGTGAATAGAATCCGGGCTGCGAAGAATGGTATGGCAACTCAGCCGCCCCGGATTGATCCGAGAAAGGCCCTGATCGCTTAGCAGGAGGGTTCGTGAACAAGACCGAAGGGGATGTGACGTTTACGCTTGTCCATCC